TCGTTCTTAAAAACCTCGGCTAATTCGGCTTGTTGAGTTGCTAACGCTGCCTGACTAGAAGCATCATTCGTCGCATCTCCAGCACCGCCAGGTCCTCTGTATGTTGCTTGGCAAAGCTGTTTTTGTTTCGGACTGTTATAAAACAAACCTATTTCCTTTTGAGATATTTGCAGTAGCTTCTATTACTTGTAAATTCCAAGGTACATGAAGCCCACAAACTGTTTTACCTTTTAGTGGAACAATATGGTCAACATGATATTTTGTGTCAGTTAACTCGTATTGTAATCTAGCCAACCAATAAAACGATTCTATTTGTCTACACTGTTCTTTACTCAACCACTTTGGTGTTGCTTGTATTTTATTAGCTCTTCTTTTACTTGCTTTTGCTGCGTTTTTGTCAGGGTTTTCAATTCGCCACTGTTTGTTTCTTGTTTTACTTTGACTTAACGCATATTCTAAATTATTGTAATACCAGTTTACTGCTCTTTGCTTTGCAGCTTCTCTGTTTTTAGCAGAGTATTCATTGTCCTGTTTTCTTTTACATACACGACATTCTGAAGCTAAACCATCGTGTTTTGCTTTGTTTTTACCAAACTCTGTTGGTAATTTAAATGTTTTGCATTTATAACAATGTTTCATCTTGTTTAAAGACTCAGTTAAAAGCCCTTAAAAAAGACCCCTGCCGAAGCAGGGAATCTTAGTGCTTATTAAGCGTTTACAGCCAATACGAAACCAGCTTCTGGACGAACTGTCTTCACACCGAACAATGTGTCGGCAGTGTAAAGTGTTGACAAGTAGTCTAGTTTGTACTGAGTCTGTGAGCGAACACCAACTTGCTCTGCAAGAACCATAGTATCAGTATGGAACAACATAGCAGCTTTAACAGCGTCGCCAGCTGAGTTATCACCAGCTGTTTCGATAGTTGGCATATTGCTTGACACATAGATGTCGATGCCATACAACTTACCGATTTGACCGTTCTGAACACCACGACCATCAACGAAGTCGCTTGAGTTGTAGCGGTCCACGCCCATGATTGCATTACGCAATGATGGTGGGATTGCAAACTTACGACCGTCCATTGGTACGTCAGCGTCATCCATCAACTGGATAAGCTTACGGAAACCAGCGTCAGTGAAAACGTCTGAAGTTGTTACTGTGTCAACAGCGTATGATGTCAAGCCAGTAGAAGCGTCGATGAAATAGCTGTTTGAGTGAACCCAATCAGCACCGTCGCTGTCACCAAAAGCTTTACCTAAAGCGATTAGCTCGTCGTCAACTTGTTTAGCCAAAGCGTAACCAGCGTCTTCTGTGTAGAATGAACGCAAGCTAGACAAAGCTTGAACTTCTGTGATGTCCTCGATGAAGCGTGAGTACTCGAAGTGTTTGTTGATTAGAACTTGTACTTCTGTCTCTTGGTCAGCTTGGATTGTTACAGCTGTGTTTGCTGCTTTAGCAGTTGCTGTACCACGAGTTGGCTTAGGAATATGCAATGTGTCGCCTTTTTTGCCTTTGAAAGACATCTTGCGAACTAGATTTGCCAATACTAAGTTTTTCTTGTAGGCAGCGATGACCTCATCACTCCAAATTTCTGGAATGAATGTACCTGCGTTTGCTGCTGTTACTACTGAGGTGCTACCACCTGGATATGCTACTTTTGCCATGATTAATTTCCTTAAAAGTTAAATACTAAAATTACTTGACTCGCCCTTCAGCATATGCCGCCATAATTTCAGGTTGCATATCTTCATATCTTTGTGGGTCTGTCATCTTCAATTTAATTAGGTCTGCTCTACGATAGATTTTCCTGCTTGTCTCGCCAGTACCGCCAACATCCACAGTTGCAGCTTTCATTGCAGTCTTTTGTGCTTCAGCTTCAATTTGATTTGCTTGAGCTGTCTGTTGGACAACCTGTTGTGCCTTAATTTGTTTAATCTCCTTGTAGGTAGATAACAATTCATCAGCACTGTCAAAATCATATTCAGCATCTGCTTTAGCAAACAAGTTCAAACGAATTGCAGAAGCTTTAACCCAATCTTGGAAACCTGCATCAGATGCAATAGTTCCAAAGTCTGGATGTTTAGCAGCCAATTGCTGGGCTGTCTTCATCTTCTTCATTTCAAGTGCTGCTTGTCGTGCTTCAAGTACTGCAGGGTGCTTCTCAACTTGTCTGTTAACAGCCTGTTTAGGGTCTGCAAAAAAGTCGTCTTCGAGCGATTCTTCAATCGGCTGTTGCTGTACTTTCTTGTTGGCTTCGAGTTGTTGTTTTAACAGTTGGTCTGCAAGACTTCGTACTTCATGCACCTCATTAGCTTGACGACCGATTAGCTTCTCAGCTTCTTGGTGCATCTTAGCAATCTCAATAGCTGACTTACCTTTGTACTTCTCTGGTAATTCTTCTACTGGTTCAGGTGCTGTGTCAACCACTTCAGTATTGTCCGCACTAGTTGTGTCTGGGACTGGGGTTGTAACATCTTGTACTACTTCTTCTTCACTACCGTTAAACAGTTCGTCCTGTTCAATAAAGTTTGCTGCCATTTAAAGTACTCCTGTCTAGCTTGACTTAATCAAGTGATTTTAGGATTTATGTTCTAAGGCTCTTGCGAGGTATCTTAGGCTATGTTTTGTTTGCGTTCCTGCTTTGCTTTGTCTTCATGTCTTTTAGCCCACCTATCGTATGCGGAGACATACACTGGGTCTGTTCCATCAAGCTCTACTCTAGGTGCGGAGATAATCCGACTAGCATCAGTACCACAAACGGTACAAGGCACTTCTGTCATCTCATAATTGACATAGTGCTCTGTAATATGTCCTGCTGGACACATATGCTCATACATCCTACGCACCGCTGTCTCCCGACATGAGTTGTTCATAGGACTGTTCTGACACACTCTTGAGGTTTAGAATCCAGTTAAGAATGTCTAATTGACCTCGTTTTAGGTGTAATTCAGTTTCATTCTGAATCGGGAGAACTTGATTGAGTGCATCAAACATCTTCTGTGCATCGTCCATCAAGTCCTGCCAACCAGGTGTTGAAAACAGGCTAAACCTGTCCTCGTAATACTTTTGTAACTCTTTATCTACCATTCTTTGTCCTTTTGTTGGAGAATGTTGTATTAAAACCACATTATTTCGTCAGTCTACCACAACTATCAGAAAAAGTCAAGCTATTTCTTACATATTTGATTGTTTTTGCATCTGCATCTCAACAATCTTGCCTTTGTTGTTGATGTCTTTCTCTTTTAGCATCAAATCAGCAATTCTGGCTCTCTTTTCAAACTCATTGTCTTGTTGTTGCCCGTCAATGTTGGTAGAAAGTGAGCTGATTACCTTGGCTTTTAGCTCTTCAGGTAGCAATTGTGTCTCAACAACTGTCTTCTGGGCTTCTGCCTGGTCTCTTTGTGCTCTTGCTTGTAGAGAAGCAGTAGTTGCTTGTTGCTGTTCCATCTGCATTTGCTGTGCCATCTGAGCCATTTGTTGTTGCTCAGGGTTAGGTTGACTCATTTGGTCTAAAGTAGCCATCAATTCAGCACGATTAGCCAAGCTAGAGTTACCGATAATACCCTTCAACAACACTGGTAATACAGGTGTATCAGGTCCTAAAGTCTGTAACAAACCAATCATCTGTGACTGTTCGTACTCACGAGCCATGATACCTAGTGAACCAGTCGGTAAGAACTTGAAGTCAGCAGAAGGATAACGCTCAGGGTCAAACTGCATATAGCGGAAAGCAGACTTCTTGACCAAAGGAATCATAAAGTCTTCTTGGAAGTTTGTTAGTGTACGCTTGTACTTCTTGATGATGCCAGCAACAGCCATAGACATACCAGCAGCTGAAGCATCACGAGAGGCTTGAGACACTACACCTTGGCTGTCCAAAGTACCAGTGGCTTGCAACAACATTCTTTCAAACTCTTTAGCAGTTGCAGCGTTGTTCTGACTTGTCTCACCGAACTTGAATGGGAATAGAATCTCTGAAGGAGCACCATTGGTGAGAATAGCTTTACCAGGTTTAACTTCAAACTTAGCACCACGAGGTAAGCGAGTAGCGTCCATCGCAATCATCGGGGCTGTGGTCAATGCCAAGCTGTCTAAGTGACTGCGTAGCTGTGCATCAATAGCTTTTTGCATATTGTATGCTTTTTCTACTGTACCACGACCCCAGAAGCGGTTAGGCACTGTGTCATCTTGGTAAGCCACAACAGGACGGTCTTCCATCATGTACGGATTCTTCTCAGCTTTGAGCAACAAACCATCGTTAGCAATCACGACAATGGCTTCTACCAAACCTGAGTAATTGTCAGCTGTAGAATCTTCAGGGAACAAGTCAACAACCTCATCACCTTCATTCTCTAACTGCTCTAAGTATTCACGAGGAACAAGACCATAGTAAGTCAATAGCTTTACTTTGTCGTCCTGGTACTGTGTAATCTCTTGTGTTGGCTCTAAGTCGTCATCAACACCGTATGGACCGATGTCTACCTTACGATAGATACCCTTCTCCATACCTTCAACAATCTTGTGAATAGATACAAACTTCTCAACCGCAACACCCATTGCATCATCCACCGATGTAGCGTTAGGGTCAATCAAGAAGTTCTTAGGATTAACAGGCATATACTTCACACAGAAGTAATCTTTCTCTTGTACACCGTAAGCAGCTTGCTGTGAGCCAGGGATAGGCATTGTTGATGGAATAAGCTCTTTCTCTTGCTTAACAATCATCTCACAGATACCAGTACCATAAATCTCAGCCATCAATTCAACTTGGTCAACAGCTTTCTTAATCTTACCTTTGTTGTCCATGTCTTCTTGTAGCTTTAACTTCATCTCTTCTACATCCATTGGATTACCGTTGTAGTCCATGATGTCGTCAGAGATGTCAAAGTATTCACCGTTACCAAAGATTGCTTCAACAATCTCAGCATGGCGAGTTTCTACAGCTTGTTGTGTAGCAGGGCTGATGATACGACTACGCTCTGAGTCACGAGTCTTGTCTTCTGCAGCCCACTGACCACGGAAGATACGCTCATATTCCTTCCAGTCTTCTAGGTAGTTAGTGTCTCGATGGTCTCTCCATCTATCCGTATGAGAAACCACGAATTGAGTAAGTTCATTATCGGACTCTGTTGGAGCGTCCCATTGAACACTTGTTTGTTTTTCAGCCATTGTATCTATTTCCTTTACTTAAGTTATCTCTGGCATTTAAAATCTGTAAATTCCAAGGAACATGAAGACCACAAACATTGTCTCCTCGTAGTGGAATAATATGGTCTACATGATACTTAATAGACCCTAAACTCAACTCTTCCATAAACTTTGCAAACTTGTAAATATTCTCAATCTTAGTTCGTTGCTCTTTACTAAGCCAAAGCGGACACGCATTTAGTTTTCTTGTGTTGTAGTGCATCCAGTCAGCTAGTCTTCTTGCTTTGTGTGTCTGTCTTCCTTTTTTAGCACTAGCTAATACCTTTTGTGGATTATTCTTTTTCCACGCTTGACTCTTTTGTGTGTAATAGTCTTTTTTCTTAGAGTATGCTTCTTTTTTAGATTCTTTAGCACATTCTTTACAATAACAGTGGTAACCGTCTTTTCTTGTTTTATCTTTATTAAATAAAACCAAGTCTTTTGTAACTGAACATTTCTTACACTGTTTCATTAAAATCCTGATATTATGTCCAAAGGCTGCCAGTCATCATCTGAATCATCAAAACGAGGACTTACAATAGCTATCTGTTCAATATACGATAAAGCATCTACTGTGTCGTCATGCACTTGCGGAGTTGGAAACATTAAAAGCTCGTCCACAAATAAATCAAAATCACCTTCATCGTTAAGCGTTATTCTACCATGTTCAAAAGGACCTTGTAAAGCCCAAACAACCCTGTCTTGCTTTTTACGATTTCCATGAGTTAGGTCTTGAATATGTGCATAACAGTTATGTCTACGCATTGCATCCATTAACGGACCCATAACAGCTTGTTTAGCAATTCCTCTTTCAATACCAACAGCAAGAGGACGGTAGTGTTCAATGTTCTTTAAAATACGGTTTGCTGTTTCTTCCGTTGTCCACCTACCGTGTTCAATCTTATCAACAAACCACTCACCTTCGTCAGTAACCTTAACACAAGCAATAGCTGACTTGTCTAACCGTTTATTACCGTTCTTTTTACCTATCTCTTCAAAGCCTGATAAGTCCACTGCGATGTACCAAGAACCATGAGTAGGCTCTTCGCCAAACTTAATCCATTCTTCTTTGAACAACCCTGCACCAGCATTGTTGAATGAAGACATATATTCCTGATTGAACGCAAAGCTGGACAGAGTCCTCTTAGCAGCTTCAATCTCTTTCTTGTCTATCGTTTCGTTGTCAGCCGTGGTAAAGTGCCAAGACTTCCAATCTTCATCTTCTCCGCTTTGTCCTAACTGAAACCAGTCATAGAAGTGGTTTCTTCCTGACGGAGTAGAGATGAACATAGCTCTACCTTTTTTATCAGACAAAGCAGCACGAAGTACCTTCTCCCAAATCTCTGGCTTAATAAAAGCTACCTCGTCCATTACCAAGTATGTCAAAGACACACCACGGAGAGAGTCTTGGTTATCAGCACCACGAACTAATATCTTACGACCATTAACAAGAGTAATCTCTAAATTGTTAATGTGTGCAGACTTGATAATAGGACGACCTAAGTCCATCAACAAGTCCCACATAATCGTTCTTGCTTGTCCGAGTGTTGGTGCAACATACATCACACTAGAACCCTCTGGACAATTCAAACCTTCAATCAACAGAGTGACTGCAGATAATCGTGACTTACCGCAACGACGACCAGCAGCAATAACCTTAAATCGTGTAGGGTCTTTGAAGACCTCTTGTTGCCACTTAAGTAACTGGAAGTTGAGTTCAGCCATTGCTGGTGTCCTCTACATCCGTGATGTTTGCTTCAATAATATTCTCTTCTGCAGACACCGTAGGGCTAGTGATACCACTAATATTAATACTGATGGTAGGAGTACCTCCACCAGCTTTACTTTCAAAACTGGACAAGGGTAGTAACCTCTCGCCACAGAACTTTAACATCGCACCTTGACTTGGGTGTCCATCAGTCAAAGCAGTTTCAATAATCTTTGTAATCACACTGTCGCCAGCAGTTGCTAACAGCCGTGCCTTAAACTCGGCTATACGACCAGCATCACCTACAGGACGACCAACAACTCCAGGCTTCTTCTTCTTTGCAATGTCTGCCTTCTTAGGACGACCTAACTTAGGCTTACCATCAACTACTTCACGACGCTTAATCTTTGGTCGTTGTTTCTTTTCGACAGAATCTTCTGTATCCGACATTGTATCCTTTTGTCCCTGGAAGGGAAAGACATTAAAACCATTGTTAAAAAAGACAAAGCCCTATATATCTATATTGACTCTATCGTTAGATTGCTTCTTGATATCGCTATCATCTTATTTATAAGAGGTTACTACTTCTTGTTGTTCGTAACCTAACCTACGGTAGTCTCTATATGGTGTCTCCCGACAGGGGGCTGTATAGATACTATATAGAGTGTTTCGTTGTTGTTTGTTCAATGGAGACGAGTGTAGCATACTTTTAAGGTTTTGTCAACAACTATTTTATACTATAGTAATCTATAGGGTCTTTATAGTCTATAGTGGACCTGAAGAGCACAGCGGGGCTTCATAGACTTTATTGGTACTCCGCAAGACCTAAAGTGTGCAGTGTTGCCTATTATTTAAGCAATACTGAATCTATATTACTTTTCTTTATTGAAATCATAGTCTTAATAGGTGTTTGCTATTTCACTCTTTTGTGAATATTAGAGCCTACCACAACATTACAACAACACAGTCACCCCCACCCCCCTATGCTGCGAAGTAAGCACTCACTTACATCATAGACCATTATAGGTTAGTAAGCACTTACATCAGAGTTATCCACAGGCTATATAGTTATCCACAGGTTATCCACAGGCAGTCTGTGTAGGGCGATGATGCACGCTATCAAGCATACCTATATTGACCTACCTAGAATCTAGCTAGCCTATGTTAGCAGTCACTCACTTAAGACAATACAGGTCTTATATAAGACATAAGATATAAGACAAATGATATAAGACACAATAGTTATAAGCTATCAGAGCCTGGATAACGATAGAAATAATTGTTTAGGTTGTAAGGTTGTTGTAAGTTTCAGAGCCTAAACTGTTTACAAGTAAGGCAATACAGGAAAACACCACGATAAGCAGTGCCGAGTTATCAAGGGTGAAAAAGGGCAACAATGAAAACAAGTATTGTCTTACTACCAAACAACACAAACAGGAGTTAAACAAATGCAAGAGATTCTATTATACGGCTTAGCTAAAGATGCAACAGAAAGCTACATGGAAGACTTACTAGCTACTAATTGTAAGAATGAACAAGATATTGAGAAAGTGATTGCAGTAGCTAAACAACATGGCTTTCATAGCTTTAGAGTAGCTTACTACAATGGTGAGAAACCAGACTTTACAAAAATATTTAACAAGTAAGAAATGAGGTAAACCAAATGCAAGTAATGAATCAAACAACACTATTAAATAGAGTAGAGCAATTATACAACAACGCTAAAGAAGGCACATTAAAACTTAATGGCACTACTTACGGCTTTAACTTTGACCGCTTACAAGGTGTATATGTAGTGACAGACTTAAACACTAGTGAAGAGATAACAAGGTTTAACACTCGTAAGATAACAGATGCTCGCAAGTGGTTAAAAGAGTATTTATCTAACTAATGTAAGAATCTAGTAAGAATCAACCATTACAGTATCACTAACAACACAGGAGAAGATAACATGAAAAAATACCATGTAATAGTAATAAACCGTAAAACACAGTCTAAATCTTATATGACTAAAACACCAGTTAATCATCAACAGGCTTGCACAATCTTATCAAAACTCACAAAACACAGCTTTAGACTTGAAACACTAGAAGAGGTAGCACAATGAAACAGAAACTAATTAACCTAGCAATTAACACAGTAGTTTTATTGTCATTGGCTCTTGCCTTTGGCTACTTGTTCGCAGTAGCACTTACACAGACTAATTAACAGGAGAATCAACCATGCAAAGAATCACAAACAATCAATTAGAATCATTGGTAACTTATATCAACACGCTCACAGACTCACCTCAAACACCTTACACCAGGGACGAACAAGGTCACCTTAAAGCCAATGTAGGTAATTTTCACTTGTATTTTGCTTATGGCGGTGTGAATGTGCATCGTATGTCTAATGAATCAGGCGGTGTTAATACACCAATATGTAGCGGTTGCACTACCAAAAGAGAGCTATTTGAGAAAATGCACTCATTCATTAGAGGCTTAGAGTTTAACAAATATAATAAAGAGGCTTAATATGAACGCTACTAAATTTATAAACGAATGGATAGAACAAGATTGGCGATTGTCTGAGAATATCGCATTAAAAACCATTGACTATTTTGGTTCGCATGAAGATTTAGGTCAGATAGCTAGATACTTAGCCACAGACATTCGTAAAACATTCTCAAACTATATCCACGATAAGACAAAAGACAATCTATTCATGGTCGCATTGTCTGAAGAGTTCTTATCTCATGTGAACTGGTCAGAGATTGCCTCTGATTTCGTAATGGCTGAATATGAAGCAATGGAAAGGGAGTAATTATGTCTTACAAAGAACATGAGCTAGAACAAGCCTACGACAGGCTCGAGGATAACTATTGGGAGTTAATTGATTGGCTAAAGGTTCACGCACCGCTAACGCTTAACGCATTCAAACACAGAGAGAAAGAAGAGGCTACACAGTGAAATACCAATTCGTTCAAGCGGTTTATTATTATTACGAGGTAGAGGCTGAATCACTAGATGAGGCTTACCAAAAGACAGATGAGCTATCACCTGGTGATGAGTATGATGTCGTTATTGGTGGGTGGGAAGATTGCACACCTGAAGGGGTTAATGTATGACATCAGTCACTCAAGAGGTTATATCACTATTAAAGCATCGCAACATGACAGGTAAAGAGCTAATTATAGAGCTAGGGGTAGAAGATGAACCCAATCTAGTGCATTGTGTCTTAACTGCTCTAAAGAAGAGAAAAGCGGTTGTTTGTGTCGGTAAGTCTATTGAGGTCACAGTCACAGGCAAAAGTAGGCTTGTATCGCTCTATGGCTATCAAGAACCGCCTAAACCTTACACACCTAGAAAGCAAGGCAAGAAAAAGCGATACTATCGGGTAGATTTAGACAAAGCAAGCAACAAAGACCGCTATTTAAGCCTATTATTGAAAAAGAACCCTCAATTCTTGCTTTATTCTAAAGAATTAGGGATTACAAGAGGTCATTATGACAAAAACTGAATTATTACAGCGTAGTCTATACAGTATCGCTAAATATGACTATGAAACCCCTAATTATGTAAGATATAATCAGGTCTTATGGTCTAATATACAGGGCTTAGACGAAGAGGCAATAAAAGAGGCATTAATACAACTAACAGAGGCTAACTTATGATAATTAAATATGAATTAAGAGATTCAGAAGGCGATTTAGTCAGAATCTTTATGAGCCATGAAGAGGCTGTAAAGTATATGACCGAGGGTGACTATTTGGTGACAGTTAAGACACCGCCAAAGCCTAAAATCAGTGCCTATGAGCAAGCTATTAAGAAAGTAGGATACTCTTTGTTCTGATAATGCCTCTAAAACCCTCTATAACGCTCTGTATTGGGTGTAAATGGGTGTGTTAATGGGTGTGGCTAGGTAGTATAATTTAAATTGATTATAGGAGGTTTTATGAGATGTTCATGCTGTAATGCAACATTGACTGATTATGAGGTGACTCTGCGTCATGCGGTATCAAAGCAATTCATTGAGATGTGTTCTGCTTGTCTTAAGGACACAAACATTCCTGTCGATGTTCGATATGACTTGATGTCAGAGGTGGATACTGATTTAGTGGAAGACCTACTTGATGGCAATGATGATGACTTCTACGATGAACCTGAAGATGACCTATATAAGGATATGTGGGATGAGCGGTAATACACTAACACCTCAATATAGACCTATATAGACCTATGATGACACTCTATAGAGAACAAGCTACATCAAGAAGCAATCTAAAGATAGGCTATGTAGGAAAAAGTATTATAACGATGTTTGTAAATGTTGTCAAGAACTTTATTTTGTCTAAATCTATTGACTTTTTGTTCTTGTCTTCTTTACTATGTCTTAACACAAAGGAGAAATGATGATTCACTTACACACAATGACCAAAGAAGAGTTTGACGAATACTTTAGACACAATGTCTTAAACGATACGGCTGAACTAGTGCTAAAGTATGGCTATGCTGATGTTATGTCGGATTTAGCTAGTATCGTAAACAATAAGCTAGATAACTTAGAGCCACTATGAGAGATGCTCTACTTGTTCTTGGCTTTGTCGTAACCTTCATGGGTGGTTTTGCTTACGGGTCAATGGCTAGTTATGTTGATAAGATGACACATTGCACTAGCTATACAGGTATTAACCAGGTGAGATGGATTGGTTATCGTGCAATCTCTGATGATTACGACAGACGATGCTTTTGGTTAGAAGATAGATTCCCTTACAGGGTAAAACAAGGTGTAGAGGTGAACAGATGAGTGATGATTTAGTTTATCGCTTACGAAAGAGAGCAGAGATTAGACGACAGATAGACACTCGTAAATCTGTGCAAAACAACGAACCAGACCGCATAGCGGATTTGCTTGAAGAAGCAGCAGAAGTGATAGAACATCTTGAGAAAGTTAAAGACTTACACAGAGATGCACATCATAGGTGTGTAGAATTATCAAGGGAAGAGTATAAAAAAGTATTAGAAACAATGGAAAAGTATAAAAAAGTGTTAATAGATATAGCTAACGATTATGTTGAGCTAAGTTATGACAAGGCTCGTATGCAAAACATAGACCATATTAAATGGGCTAAGGAGGTATTAAATGAAACTGTATGATTTAAAACGAGGTGATAAGTTTGTGATTGTTGATGACAATCCTAAAGTGCCTGTGGCTTCACCTAAAGCTGAGGCAGGTAAGGTATATTGGTTCGGGCATATTGATGGTATGTATTCATACTCTAAAGATGGTGATGATGTTGTACACTTTGCAGCTTGGACTGAAGTAGAACGTGTCGATGAAACGGAGAAATGAGAACATGGACAAAGCAACAAGATTGAAAATAGAACAGGCGGATAAAATTCTTGCTAAGATTAAAGATGATGGCTTAGATGCTCACTTCTTCTTGTGTTGGGAAGCACTAGAATACTTCTTATACGATGTATTAGATGGTGAAGACTTCGAGAGATTGAAGAGAAAGTTTGGTGTGAAATGAACAATAAACCTATTGCATGGATGTCGCCTGATGGCAAAGTATCTGAAACAGAAGGTAAGTTGTTTCACATTCCACTTTACACATCACCAAAGCCATTAAGTGATGAGGAAATAGGCGATTGTGTAGATGATTGTTTTGGATTGATGGCATTGCAACACAAATACACTTATAGCATTGACCAAGTTCAAGAGTATGGATTAAAACTTTGCAAGGCAATAGAAGAAAGGCATGGGATTAAATGACTAAATCTAACTTTTTAAAACACACTGCTTGTGACAACTGTGGTTCGTCCAATGCCAATAGCTTGTATGACGATGGACACACCTATTGTTTTGTCTGTGAAACATACAAGAATGAAGATGGCTCTATTGAGCTTAACAAGAAGGAAACTAAACCAGTGAACAAGGACTTGAAATTCTATGACAATGCTTCTACTAATGCTATCTCTAATCGTGGTATTTCTCAGACTACTTGCTTAACCTATGGAGTAAAGCAAGACCCACAAGGTAGCAAGCACTATTACCCTTACTTTGATGCTGATGGTGTAATGGTGGCGATTAAGACCAGAGATGTGCCAACAAAGAACTTCTCTATCTCAGGCGAGTTCAAAGATGCTTCATTGTTTGGTCAGCAGTTGTTTGCTAAAGGTGGTAGAACTCTGACAATCTGTGAAGGTGAAGCAGATGCCTTAGCAAGCTATCAGATGCAAGGCTCTAAGTATGCGGTTGTTAGTATCCGTAACGGTGCAGCAGCAGCTCTAAAGGACTGCAAAGCTAACTTTGAATACATTGATAGTTTTGAAACTGTTGTTCTTGACTTTGATGCTGATGAAGCTGGACGCAAAGCCGCACAGTCTGTCGCTGAGTTGTTTGGCGGTAAAGTAAAGATACTAAAACACAGAAAGGATTTTAAAGATGCTTGCGATTACCTTAAGGCTGGTTCTGCTAAAGAATATGTTGATGCTTGGTGGGGTGCTGAGTGTTATATCCCTGATGGAATTATTCAAGGTAACAGTTTGTGGGAAGTTGTATCAACACCTATTGAGAAGGCTGATTGTGACTATCCATATGAAGCACTTAATAAACTCACCTATGGAATCAGAAAAGGCGAGTTGGTCATGGTCACTGCAGGAAGTGGTCTTGGGAAGTCGCAGTTTCTCCGTGAAATTGTTTGGCACATTCTTAACAAAACAAATGACAACATCGGACTTATGTTTCTTGAGGAAGGTGTCCGCAAGACAGCTCGTTCCCTTATGTCTTTGGCAGTTAATAAGCCGATTCATTTACCCGATGTCGAAATAACACCAGAGGAGTTGAAGAATGCTTTTGATAGAACACTTGGAACTGATAGGCTATATCTTTTCGACCATTTTGGTTCTAGTAGCCTTGATAATATCATCAATCGAGTGAGATACATGGCTAAGGGGTTGAACTGTGGGTATGTCTTCCTAGACCACATCTCAATCATCGTATCAGGTGGTGATGTTGGTGATGAGCGTAAAGCCTTAGATGCGATTATGACTCGCTTGCGTATGCTAGTACAAGAAACAGGGATTAGTCTAATCTGCGTATCACACCTTAAGCGTCCCGAAAGCAAAGGACACGAAGACGGGGCTGCGACATCATTGGCACAGTTGCGTGGCTCAGGCTCAATTGCACAGTTGTCAGACATTGTGATAGGATTAGAGCGTAACGGACAGGCAGAAGACCACATTGAGAGAAACACTACTCATGTCAGGGTTTTAAAGAATCGCTTTAGCGGATACACTGGCGGTGCAGGTCACTTGTTGTATAATGGAAACACTGGAAGAATGTTGGAGATAATTGATGAACTATAAAGACAAGCAAGACTTACTATCAGCAGCTAGAGAGTATGCGAAGCACGATGAATACAGTGTTACAAGAAACTACATCTTGGCTCTGTGTCAAGAAGTCGAGCGTCTTAGAAACCTTAACAGAGATGTCCTAGCTCGCATTCAGGACAATCGTGAGATGTTTGAAGACAGCGAACGCTATCACTGGCTCAAGACTGCATCATGGGACTTACCTGAAGAAGTGATTGCACCAACAGTTATCTCTTGTGATGGTCGTGGCAACAATTGGGAATGGCTCACAGGAATCATGCTTGATGAAGCAATTGATAAACACCGAAAGGAAGAGAAATGATTAACGAACACGACATCGCTGATATGTGTCAGCTAGACAAGCTCCATGAAGGAGATAAGTTTATTGTCTCAGACGATGACAAGAAGCTAGTGTTCAAAGTAAGAAACACTTATAACGACTTTGTGTTCTGTTACGATGCACAAGGATTTGTCCACAAGTTTGCTAAATGGATTAAGGTGAAGAAGGTATGAACATCGTCACAATCAATAACAAGCATTACAACTTAAGTGCCATTGTTAAGATACAAGATAGACAAGTATTCTTTACTGATGGTAAGTCAGAGATATTCACAGAGCCTGAGCTGCAAGAGCTATTTGCTTGGCTATTTAACGAACCAAGGATAGAAGATGCTAAAGTGGACAGCAACGATACTGTGCCTACTAGGAATCGCACTAACAAGCCTAAACGAGTATCCAAGTAATCTTTGGTTTGGTTTAGTCGGTAGCGGTCTGTGGGCTTACGCAGGGATACGACAAAAGGATATGGCTTTGTTTGTCGTTGAAGCGGTAGCGGTTGGAATGTATTTTGGTGGTCTAATTAACTGGAGCTTAAAATGAAAAGAAGTAAACCAAAAAGATGTGATTTTATTTATAAAGGTGTTCGGTACTGGTTGTCAGACTGTACTTTTGTGGACATTAGTGATAGTGATGACACAATGGCATATATGACAGAACCAACAGTTTTGGAATACGAAACAGATAAAGAACCTCCATTAGAGCTTTTTGATGATATGGATTTCTGGGAGAAGATACAAAATGCTGAAGCTCGTATTTTTCCCAACATGGAATCACACGCTCCTTGGTATCAAGGATACTGATGAAGTTCAACAATGATAAACGATTTGATTTGGACTTAGCATATGGACAAGTGTTTGAACACAAAGTTGCAGAGATACTCGGACAGAGTAAGATTGAGGTTAAAACAGAGAAAGACAAGTGGAAGACGACAGGTAACATTGTCATCGAGTACGAGTCCCGAAATAAGCCCTCTGGAATTATTACTACTGACGCTGATTACTGGCTGCACAATCTCGCTATGGGTGACGATATTGTCTTATCTTTTCTTATCAAAGTAAGCACCTTGCGTAAGTATATTGCAACGCACAATCCACGGTCAGTTCGTGGCGGTGATGACATGACTTCTAAGTTGTACTTGATTAAATTAACAGACTTGGTTACACTAATCGCATGAAGATAGTATTAGACATTGAAACAGATAGTACAGCGTCCAAGATATGGTGTGTGTTCTGTCGTGACCTAGATACTGACATTGTGTCAATGTTCGTTAAACCGAACAATTTACAAGCATACCTAGACTCAGTCGAGAAAATCATTGCACATAACGGAATCTTCTTCGATTTCCCTGTATTAAAGAAAGTTTGGAATATACAGGTAAAAAAGTCACAGGTTGTAGACACACTAGTTCTTTCTAGGTTGTACGACCCTTCTATCGAAGGCGGACACAGCTTAGAAGCATGGGGTGAAAGACTAGGACACCACAAAGCACCTTACAAACAGATTTGGTCTTGGATGACAGGAACATTCTTAGACAAGGACAATGCTAATTTACCGTTTGATGAACCAGTAATGCCTTTGTTACACCACTACTGTGCTAGAGACACCTTAGTCACTGCACAACTTTATAAACATTTAGATAAGGAAATGCAAAATGACTTCTCAGAAAAGAGTAAGGAACTCGAACACCAAGTCGCAATCATCATTGCAGAGCAAGAACGAAACGGTTTTAAACTCGATGAAAGAGGAGCTTCACAACTTCTTTGTAGTCTTAAGGCTCAGTTGGAAGCTCACACAGTTGCGTTACAGAGCATATTTCCTGCGAAAGTCGAGTCCAATCGAGTCCATAAAACCACAGGAAAAGCCCTTAACGACATCGTCGAGCCCTTCAACCCAGGCAGCCGCAAGCAAATCGCAGAAAGGCTCATCGAAAAAGGTTGGAAGCCCAAGAAGCACACCGAAAAAGGTAGCGTCATCGTCGACGAAACCACGCTCGAAGGCATCGACATACCCGAAGCGAAAGCCATCGCAGAATACTTGATGCTTCAGAAACGCATTGCACAGATTGAATCATGGATTGAAGCAGTAGAATCTGATGGTCGTGTGCATGGTCGTGTTATCACCAATGGTGCTGTGACAGGTCGCATGACTCATCACAGCCCTAACATGGCTCAGATTCCTAATAGCGGTGCTATCTATGGACCTGAATGTAGAAACTTATGGACAGTAGAGAAAGGAAATAGTTTAGTTGGCATTGACGCTTCAGGTTTGGAGCTGAGGATGTTGGCTCACTATATGAATGACGATGAATATACACATCAAGTTGTATCGGGCGATATACACACAACGAACCAGAAGGCTGCAGGACTTGAAACGAGGAATCAAGCTAAAACATTTATCTATGCATTCCTCTATGGTGCGGGAAGTGCCAAAATCGGGTCGATTAGTGGAGGCGGTGCGAAGGAAGGACAACACCTCATTGATAGGTTTCTACGCAACACACCGAAACTCAAGAGACTTCGTGAGAAGGTTAGTCGTATCTACGCTGAAAAGGGATGGCTTCCAGGTCTTGACGGACGCAAGTTATTGGTTCGCTCGGAGCACTCGTCGCTCAACACGCTATTGCAAGGTGCTGGTGCAATCGTAATGAAGCAAGCTCTTGTCTTGTTGAAGAAAGAACTGAATCGCAACAAGGTATGGCATGAGTTCAAAGCCAATGTTCACGATGAATTTCAGATAGAAGTCAGAGAAGAACAAGCAGAACTTGTTGGTGAAATGGGAAAGAAGGCAATCACAGAAGCAGGGGTTGTTCTTAATTTACGCTGTCCACTTGATGGTGAATATAAAGTCGGTCTGACTTGGCGTGATACGCACTAGGAGATAATATGAAAGATGATGATTACGATTACGAAGACGAAGAGAATGTTCTTGGTGTTGTTTCTATAGTGGCTTACAAGAATGACACCTATGTGATTAAGACTGACCTTGGTGCAGAAGACATGGTTCAGTTAGTAGTAGAAGTAGGTGATGATTTACTTGAAGGTGCTGTAGAAGGACTTGAAAATATTTCACATCATGGAATCACAAAGCACTAAACCGTAGTATAATGACCTTGCAGTATTTCATAAACGCAGTATCTAAGGAGAATCAAATGAGTGAAATTAAACCAGTAAAACTTAACGCTGAAATCAACTGGGCTTTCTTTGACAAAGTATCAGATATGTCAGGAAAGTATCAAGTAGACTTATGCAACCTCAGCGAACAAGCTGTTAAGGCTTTAGAAGCAATCGGTGTTGCAGTGCGTCAGCGTGAAGATAAGCCTGAGAAAGGTTGGTTTGTTACTGTTAAATCTAACAACCCTATCAAGCCTGTTGATGAGAAGGGTAATCACATTACCGCTATCGTTGCTAACGGCTCTAAAGCAACAGCACTAGTGTCTGCTTACGAGTGGACATGGAAGAACAAGTCAGGTGTTTCACCTAGCTTGATGAAGATTATTATTACAGACCTAAAGGAATACAATCCTGAAGGCGGTAGTTCAGCGAACGACTCTGACGACGACATTCTGTAATGATAACAGCTCTCATTGACGCTGATTCTTTGTGTTACGCTGTAGGGTTCTCGTCTAACGACTTAGATGAAGCCCTAGCAGTGTCTCGCTTAGAAGCAACGATGGTTGAGCTTTGCATGGACATTCACTGTGATGACTATAAGGGATTCCTTACTGGTAAGGGTAACTTCCGAAATGACATTGCAAAGACTGTTCCATACAAAGGAACTCGACCAAGTGAGAAGCCTGTACACCTACAAGCCTTGAGAGACCACTTAGTGACCTCTTGGGGTTTTGTAGTTGTAGACGGTATAGAAGCTGATGATGCTGTAGGCATCGAAGCATACAAGTGGAATGAAGATGAGACCGTCATGGTTCACATCGACAAAGACTTAAATCAATTCCGAGGACATCACTACAACTACCGCAAGAAAGAGAAGTATTATGTCTCTGAGTTTGCAGGTTGGTATAGTTTCTATTTACAGATTCTAACTGGTGATAGAGTTGACAACATTGAAGGGCTGAAAGGTATTGGTCCTGCTAAAGGTGCTAAGATACTCAAGGACTGCACAACAGTAGAAGAACTCTATGATGCAGTGCTTAAAGCATACGACGGTAATGCTGCACGAGTGTTAGAGAATGGACAATTGTTATACTTACAACGGAAAGAAGGAGATGTATGGCAGCCTCCCCAAAGATAATCCAAGTATCCTGGATTGATGCGGTAGCTGATGTCGGTTGGGAATCCAAGACTAAAGCTGAGATTCACCACTGCATCACTGTAGGATATTTGATTGATGAAACAGACGAAGCATTGTGTCTAGCATCAACATGGTCTCTTGACCAAACCAATGCAAGAATGCACATTCCTAAAGCATGGATTAAACACAGAAAGGTATTAGCACATGAAAACCCAGTCAGCCAAAGCAAAGGGACGAAACCTACAAAAGTGGGTCGTAAAGCAACTGTTAGAAAGGTATCCACAGTTAACAGAGCTTGACCTTCGTAGCTGTCCAATGGGTTCGCACGGTGAAGATGTCGTGATGTCTCAAGCAGCGAAGGAAGCAATCCCTGCAGTGTTTGAATGCAAGTCATTAGCTAAGGTAGCTGTGTATAACTACTACGAACAAGCTAAGTCTCACGGCAAGTATGAACCGATTGTTATCATTAAACAAAACGGTTGTAAGCCTTTAGCAGTGATTGACGCTGAGATTTTATTTGATATGATGGCAGGGTAAGATGAGTTACGCTAAAGATTTAATTGAGCAGTTTGACAGTTGGATTTCTATGGTAGAATTAGACTCCCGCAATCTTCGTGAAAAGAATGAACGCTTAGAAGCAGAGAATGAATACCTTAAGAAACAAGTTGATGTATTATTACAAGTGTTAGGAAGGGAAAATCGTGGAAATCAAGATTGATATAGATAACGACTTCTGTGATGAGATTGTTGCACACCGTCTCATTCAGACATCAAAGTCACTAAAGAAAGATATTAAACAAAAGAATTGGGGACAGGAAGATTTAGAGTCCTTTCAGAAAGTAGTTGATGCCCTAGAAGTTGTAGGTCCTTGGTTTGTGTACCAGTGGGAGAAAAAGACTAAATGAGAATTTTGTTGCTTGATATTGAAACATCTCCTAACATTGCTTATGTTTGGGGTTTGTACGACCAGAACATCGGCATTCATCAAATGATTGATTCGTCAAAAGTTCTTTGTTACGCTGCTAAATGGCTAGGTGACAAAGAAGTTGTGTTCGATTCTATTCACAAAACAAATCGTAAGAAGATGTTGAAAGGTATTCATGGACTTATCAATGAAGCAGATGGTATTGTTACTTATAATGGCAATAAGTTCGACCTACCTATTCTTAACAAGGAATTCTTACTTTGTGGTCTTAATCCACCACAACCTGCTAAGAAGATTGACTTACTTCGTACTGTTAGGAGCAACTTTAAGTTTACTTCTAACAAGCTAGACTATGTCTCACAACAACTAGGACTAGGTAAGAAAGAAGAACATGAAGGCTTCGACCTTTGGGTTAAGTGCATGGACAAAGATAATGCAGCTTGGGGTCGTATGGAAAAGTACAACATCCAAGATGTGGTGTTGCTAGAGAAGTTATACTATCGCTTACTGCCTTGGATTAAGAACTTACCTAATCATAACCTTGAAGCAGATGCACCAGTGTGTCCTTCATGCGGTAGCCAGCATTTACATAGAAGCGGTACAAGAAAGACTGTAACAGCCTTGTATCAGCGTTATAAGTGTAGTGATTGTGGTAGCTGGAGTCAGAGTTCTAAAGCTTTGTCTTCTTCAGTAGAAGTGAAAGGAATTACAGGATGAGCAAGTTTAAAGGAAATCCAGTAGCCATGCCTACGTTGCATGATTACTACAAGTCTATTGGCTGTGAAGACCAAGGCGATATAATGTCTCGTCAAGTTGGTGGAGACCACTACAAACGAGCCTGTCAGCCCTGGGAAATTATTGATGAATGGGAGTTGTGCTACTATTCAGGAAATGTGTTAAAATACCTGTTGCGTTACAAATATAAGAACGGTGTTGAAGACTTAGAAAAGGCTAAACACTATTTAGAGTATTTAATCAAGAAAGAGAAAGATGCCCTTACTACTGCACGAGATTAAAGAGCGTTTGACCGAGCTTGATGAAGTAACTTTGTTGGAGCTGTTGAACATCACAAGCGAAGACTTAGTAGAGTTGTTCTCTGATAGAATTGAAGAGAATGTTGATAAACTAGAAAAGGAAGTTAGATAAGAATGACACAATACACAATGAGTCCGTATAACAACTTTATCGCTAAATCGAGATACAGCCGCTATCTTGACGATAAAGGTCGTAGAGAGCACTGGAACGAAACCGTAGCACGATACTTTGATTTCATGGAGCAACATCTTAAAGACAAACAATCGTATGTCTTGACAAAAGAGCTTCGTGCAGAGTTAGAACAAGCAGTAAACAATTTAGAAGTCATGCCGTCTATGAGAGCTATTATGACTGCAGGACCAGCATTAGAGCGTCAGAATGTGGCAGCATTCAATTGCTCATACTTACCTATTGATGACCCTAAAGCTTTTGATGAAGCCATGTACATTCTCCTATGCGGAACTGGCGTAGGATTCTCAGTGGAGCAGCAGTATGTTTCTAAATTACCTGAAGTCCCAGAGCAGTTGTTTAATAGTCAGACTACTATTGTTGTGTCGGATTCTAAAGAAGGATGGGCAAAATCGCTTAGACAGCTACTTGCTCTTTTATATTCTGGTGAGATTCCAAGGTACGATGTATCCAAAGTTAGACCCGCTGGAACTAGACTTAAAACCTTTGGTGGAAGAGCGTCAGGACCTGGACCTTTGGAAGAGCTTTATAAGTTCTGTATCACCAAGTTCAAAGGGGCAACTGGTCGCCGCTTATCATCACTCGAATGCCATGATATTCTCTGCAAAATCGGGGAAGTTGTTGTTGTGGGTGGAGTACGACGCAGTGCTATGATTTCATTGTCTGACTTGTCTGATGACAAGATGGCTCATGCTAAAGCAGGTAACTGGTGGGATGGTCAAGGACAACGAGCATTGGCTAACAACTCTGCTGTCTACAAAGAGAAACCATACATCGGTCAGTTCATGCGTGAATGGACATCAATCTATGAATCACATTCAGGTGAGAGAGGAATCTTTAGTCGTGATGCGTCACAGAGACAAGCAGCCAAGAACGGTCGTAGGGACGATACTTATGATTTTGGTACAAATCCTTGTAGTGAGATTATTCTTCGTCCTTATCAGTTCTGTAATCTATCTAGCTGTATCGTTCGCAGCGATGATGATATGGATACTTTGGAGCGTAAGATTCGTATTGCAGCTATTCTTGGGACTTTCCAAGCAACGCTAACGAACTTCCCATACTTGCGTAAGATTTGGCAGAAGAACACTGAAGAAGAAGCACTACTAGGTGTATCAATGACAGGTATCCTAGACAATGCACTGTTGAATAACCCTGATGATGCTGATTTACCAGCTAGATTAGAGAGGTTGAGAGATGTCGCAGTTAATATTAATGCTGAGTTCGCTGATGCTGTCGGCATCAATCGTTCTGTGGCTGTTACAGCAATCAAACCAGAAGGTACGGTCAGTCAGTTATGCTCTACTGCAAGCGGCATTCACCCTCAACATAGCCAGTATTATATTCGTCGTGTCCGTGCTGATAATAAAGACCCATTGACACAGTTTATGATTCAGTCAGGCTTTGTTGCTGAACCATGTGTGATGAAACCTGACTCAACTACAGTGTTCTCATTCCCTGTGAAAGTAGCTGAAGGTGCATTGTTGCGTGAAGAGTTATCTGCGTTGCAACACTTGAAGTTGTGGTTGTTGTTCCAAAGACACTACTGCGAGCATAAGCCTTCAGTGACTATCTCTGTTAAAGAGAACGAGTGGATGGATGTTGGAGCATGGACATACAAACACTTTGATGAAGTTACTGGTGTGTCTTTCTTGCCGTATGACGGCGGTACTTACAAGCAGGCACCTTATGAAGAATGTACTGAAGAGCAATACAACCAGTTGAAGATGTTAGTACCTGATTCAGTAGACTGGGAGAACTTCAAAGAGTATGACGATAATGTTGAAGGTGCTCAGATGTTAAGTTGCACCGCTGGTGGATGTGCAATATAAGTTTCCTTGTGTAGTCTCCTTCCGAGACCTTTATGGCAGCCCTTCGGGGCTGTCTTTTTTGCTTCACTGATTTATAAGGATATTTTTAATTGTTTTTATGCAAATCCTCTTTTCAAAAGTGGAATTACACAACTATTAACTTATTCTTGCCAACTATAAAGTTATTACCGATAGGGCATAATGTATAGTATATTACACAAATACCGACAGAATGTTACTTATAGGTAATTACGACTCAAACATCTCTTTCTCGTGAGTTCTTCTCTTAACTAAGCCTGGCAATACTTTACCACCAGCTTTTGTCCATACTAAGAACTGTTCTGCTGCACCTTCAAATTCTTCTCTATTGACCTTCATACGAAGTGTGCTGTTCTGTAAGTTACCTAGACCGACATTGAAAGAGAACGACACCAAGGCATCAAACTGCCCCTGCGTTAGAGGGACTTTAATCAGCCGTAGGACTCCAGCTTCAAATCTAGCTAGGTCTTTACGAAGGATGTCGTCAATCTCTTCGCTACTCAGAACCCTATCCCAACCTGCAGGAATAGGTAGTGCCTTTCTATCAGCTATTGGTACTTTAGCGTGATTAGGGTCAATAACATGACCGACCCCAACCGTCCAAAGCAAGGCAGGGCATTGGTAAGGCTTGTTACGAACACCCTCATCTTGCTTAATCTGCTGTATGCACTTTTGACTTACTTTCATTTCTTCTGCCAACCTCTTGAACCAAACCAGTAGCCAATGATAGCACCAAGCATAGCCATCTCATCTTCACTGAATATCATGTCAGTTGCTGCAAGGAAGTCATCAATGTTTGTAATCAAAGTACCGTGAGTGAACAAATACCAACCGATACCGATATTGATAATGAACAACTCAGCTACGAACAAGTAAGTAACTATAGGACGAACAGTAGCAACGAATGTTGAAGCCCAAGGAGCAGCTTTCTCAAGAACTTTAGCATCGTGAGCGTAAGCAGCCTTAGTCATCTCTGCATCAGTCTGCATCATTACTTGGTCTGTGCGGATTTCTTCTACCTTGGCTTGAGCAAGGAAGCCCTTTTCCATCATCTGTAGTTCTCTGTCAGTCTGCATCTGAGCTAGTTCTAACTCATGCTTCTTGTCAGACTTGTCTTGGAAGAACCCTAATAGACTAGGTAAACCTGATACTAGTAGACCACCTAGTGTTGAAATTAATGAAAACATACTTACTCCTTGTTAGCTAATGGGTTATCTAGTGCTCGTTTAATCTTTGTGTCTACTTCTCTACGCATCTCTCGTAAGTCTTTATCAACATCACGAGACAGCTGCTTGCCATCTCGTTCTACTTGTTCGACAACCTTCTCAAGTCTACGAACATCGTTCTTGATGTCATTCTTAATATCTCTGGTGTAGTCATTGACTTTAGCTGTTGATTCTTCCATCAATGCAAGCTTCTTGTCGTACTCTGTAAAGTCAGGACTAACATAGTTCTTGATAGCACTACGCATAGACATATAGTCATTGTAGAACTCAAAAGCACCCCAGAATGCACCACCAACAACAGGTGCAATAGTGATAAGCATCACCATCAATTTGTTAGTTAGCTTAAAACTAAAACCAGCTACACTAATCTCTTTTTCTGTATTGCTCATTTATCATTTCCTCATGTTTTATTTGACTGTTCATTAGCAAGTGATACATTGCTTTATTATTATCTGTTATAGGCTTCTTAACCATCTGCTGATACGCTAAGTCCAGTATTATTGGAGCTTTGTACTCGTGTACAGGTTGCGGTATAGTCTGCGTAGGAATCTCACCTTTAGCAGTTGCAGTTTGTCTAGGAGCTTGCTTAGTTTCTGACTTCTTTTCTGTCTTTGGCTCTGCTTGAGGAGCGTTGGACTGTACGGTATTTGACTGCGTATTCGTGGCATTGTTTGTTTGGGTTGTAGGTCTAGTAATTACTTCGTTGACAACTGGGTCAGACACGACAGGAGTTTCAATAGCAACTGTGCCTGTTGTACTGACCTGCAATACTGGTGCTGAAACAACTGTCCTTGGTGCTGGTACAATGTTAGCAAGTGCGTAAGCTTCGTTGTATCCAGGACATCTTCTGTCATACAACGCACTATTGCTGCATTGTTGATTGAAATAAGCTTGAGCATATCCTGTGCATCTTGTGTCATATAGAGCATTCTGTGTGCATTGCTGATTAAAATAGGCAGCTTCGTAGCCAGGACAAGAGACATCATATAGGCTGTTAAGGCTACATTGTTGCTCATAATAGGCTACCTGATAGCCACTACAACTTGAGTCATACAACGGACTAATCGTACACTGTTGAGCTAAATAAGCCTGTGCATATCCTGGACAACTGATACTTGACAGAGGGTCTGATAGACACCTATCACCAGTAGCTTGTGTAATATACGACACAATTTCATTGCTAGTAAACCCTGGACCATGATAGTACTGAGTAAACTCACCAACCGAGGTATCCCCAGTCATCCCAATGGTAATAGGTCTACCAGGACTGATGTTTACTTGCTCATAGTGCATACCGATGTAGCCACTAGGTCTAATCTCAACACCAAAGGTGTTTAAGTTCTGTGGAGCACCAAACTCACTGATGTTTTCCCACTTGTATCTCTGATACTGCGGTGTTCCTTCTGTTAAGAACCTGCCACTATAGTTAAGCAAGTCTGTCTGCAAAGGCATGATAGCAAAGTCAAACGGACTACCAGTAGAAGTTCTTAAGTCAAACCCTGTACAACACCAACTATTTGTCGGATTGAGGAAGCCAACAACACCGTTACTGAACATAAAAGATTCAGTAAACACACGACCGTGATAAGGGAATGCAAACTGAAGTGGAACTCTAACATAGCCATCATCACTTATGTGGT